ACGTAAGTTAGCAGATTTATTGCCAAAAGTTTTTACTTCAAAAGAACAGAGCCCACTTGCTGTAATGGATACAACATCTCCTTTATACAAATTTTTAAACGGAATGGCTTTAACTATTGATCAATCTTTAACCTTTTTAGAATTATTAAGGCCCCAATCTTTTTGGGAAAAATCACCCTCTTCTTTAATACCTACTCAGTTTATTAACTTAGGCCTTGTTCAAGAACCAAGCATTCCATTAAAAAACCAAAAGAAATTAGTTAGAGAAGCGCTGTATATTTACGGACATAAAGGCACTAAAGCGGGTCTTCAAAACTATATAGAAGCATTAACTAGTTACTCTCCAACTATAACTGTTTCTTCTAATATTCTTTTAAGTGTTCAAGACTCAACATTTTACGGTTCTATTGGTAACTGGGTTGCAACAAATGCCACACTGTCTTCTAGCACTGAACAGGTAGCGGCAACTGGACCAAAAGTAATTGATACAACATATACATGTAAAGCAATTGCAACTCAAGCATTTACTATGGATCTAGGTGTTAATAGTCCAATCACCAAGGGGGCACCTGTAGTAGGAGGAAGTCAGTACACAGCATCGTTTAAAGTAAAACTTCCAACAGGTTCTGGAAACACTGCTTTAACTATAAGTTGGTATGACGGCAAAGGGTCCTATATAAGTTCTGAAACTGGTTCAAGTGTTTCTGCAAACAATACTTGGAAAACAGGGACATTAACTGCAACGGCACCGTCTAACGCTTTGTATGCTGGCTTAGAAATTGGATCAAGTGCGTCGGGAACCTACTATATAGATCAAGTATGTTTGCAACTTGGATCTTCTGCGTCTTACACAGAGGCAAGGGCAGTTAACATAGTTTTAAACCCTAACAAAATAAATTTAATTTCTAATCCTTCATTTGAGGTTAATACAACAGGATGGACATTTACGGGTTCTCCTACAATAACGTATGACTCAAATGTAAATTTTGACTCTTATGCAAGCGTACAAAGTTTAAAGGTAGTCAATACTTCCCCATATACCTTTAAGTCAAGCAACATGTCTGCAAGTACTTTTGGTATATCTGTTGATCAGTACTACACAGCATCAGTATATTTGCAAGCACCACATGGTGTGAATATGACTCTTTACGCTGCCGCTGCTGACGGAACAATAATTTCGTCTAAGTCTGAAGTTATTGGAAACAACAATACTTGGCAAAGATATTCTGTCAGTCTGTTGATAGATGAAACAATGACAAATTTAGACCATTTATATCTTGAGTTTGACGTATCTACATCACAGACGGCTTACTACGACTGCATACAACTAGAGTTGGGGCCTAATGCAACCGAGTACATAGACGGCAACATGCCTTCACAATACGGTGTGTTGTGGGCAGGAACAGCAAACCAATCGGCAAGTTACCTTTATCAAAACAAGGCTTTTAAAGTGCCTAGGTTGGCTGAAACTTTGGTTGAGTGGGTTCCCTCTAATGCCTTTTGGACATTGTCGACTTTAGTTGGTTTGGAGTACACCAACCTGACCGTGTAGGGTGTGGTCTATGACCAACCTATTATTGTCTGTAATCCTGACAGGCTTTGCTGTCACATACCTGCTTGAACTAGTTGAGATTGCCCTTCAGTGGTTTTTTCTCAGTAAAAGCACAATCAATAAACTATTCTCTATGCCATTAAGTCTTGCTTGTCTATACGTGATACATAGGCAATGGACACTTATGATGCTAGTCCTAGTACCAGCCGCAACATTTGTTGCTCTGGCTATAAACCTGTACATTAACAAACCAGCAGTAGTAACACGACAACTACCACGACTATAGGAGCATTATGCGAAACATCATTATCATCGGATTCAAAGACGAAGATGTTTCCAAAGGAGTAAGTAGCCTTTTAGAGGCATACCCTGAAGGTAACGTAGTTGTGCCACTGCATGGAGCAGATTTGCCGTTGGAAAGCATCGTAAGAACTTGTCTTGCATATAAGCGCACAATCCATTTTTATCTTCCAGAAACAGATGAAGACACATATAGCGGGGTAGGAGATACCCAGGTAACGCATGCCTCTAATCCTCTTAAAGAAGTTTTGAGAAACGTAAACCCCGACGATGTGTTAGCACTGTTGTGGGATGACAGCATTGAATCTCACATGGTTCTTCATTCTGTAGAGGATTACGGACTTGATGTATGGAACATTGCTGATGGACTTGAGCCAATTGAAATAGACCAAAGCGATAGCGATGACCTATACGCCAAGATGCAGGACGCACTCACAGACTTCATCGATGCTTTCTCCCTTTACCTTAGCGAGAGCATCATGGACGCCATGGGCAAAACCATTGACTCCATAATGCTGGAGAACCAGATTGATCCAGACATTGACCCATTTGAAGACTAAGTTGCGCCCGTGGAAATCCCTTTAGAAGCCTACTCAGCCGATCTGAGCGATTTTCAGTTCAGGCTGTTGGCTCTTTTATGCCTCAAATCAGGCTTTGAAGGCCGTTGTAAGACCTCAGTAGCCGATCTGTGTGCACTTACTGGCAAATCCAGTGACAAGACCGTCAGAACAGCCCTTAAAGCCTTAGAAGCAAAAGGCTTCTTGACCAGAACCTCGACACGCAGAGCGAATGGCTTCAAGGGCAAGGACATCTACGAGATCGTGGTAAAAAATTACCAAGGTAAAAAAGTTACCGTGGTAAAAAGTTACCGCACCTCACCTGACTATAAGTCACTTAACCTAATAACTAATAAGCCATTAGTACCTAATAGACTAACTAGTTATAAATTAAAAGATATTGAAACTAAGAAAAGTTTCAAAGAAGAAACAAAGGCGCCTATGAGAAAATATGAAGATGATGGAGAAGATCTGGCAGGCTTTGGGCTTGTGGAGGAAAGGGACGCACCCCAGCCTAAAATCAGAAAGTCTGATCCTAAAACACGAGGTAAGCGACCAGAGCATGAGTGGAGTCCAATGGACGTCGCTGCTGAGTTCTCATTTAGAGTTGGTCGCAAGTACCCGCTACTCCCTGGAACAGTCAACGTCAAACAACTCTCAGGAGCCCTTGCCAAATTCAGGAAGCAATACGAGACAAACGCTCTGATAGAGTTAGAGTTGCTTCGACTGTTTATGGCGGATGAAAGAAACTTCAAAGACATTGGCGACGAGGCACCCCACCTTTACAAGATGTACCTTGCTTCCTTTGGCAAGAAGATGAACCAGGCACGAGAGAACCTCGGCCTTAACAAAGTTACCGCCCCATCAGAGACTGTGGTTAAGATGGGAACACTGAAGGCTAGTGATGGTCGTGTTTTCCAGAACTCACTTTCTGGTAGAGCACAACTAGAACGACATGAAAAGCGCTTGAAGGGGGTAACAAGTTGAAAGAAATATTTGGATATGTTTTAGTAGTTATTATGACAGCAATGTCTATTCACCTAATAGGAGGAAGTAAATGGCTAAGAAAGTAGATTATAAGTTCCACGCAGAAGTTAACCTCAACTCTGAAAAGGGTGGAGCATGGCTTGCAGTTGTCCACGTAGACAACGAAGAGGGTGTTGCACAAGCAATGTTCACAACAGCGTGGCGCAACGCATCAGCAGCAAAGCGTTATGTCAAAGCAATGGTTCAGGAACTTACACCTCGTAAGAGCGTGAAGATGATTGCTGGAGAGACAAAGGATGAAAAGGGTCGCCCAACTTCATTCTCTGGAGAATTGACCTATAAGGTTTAATGTACGACGTCAATACTCTGTCGTCTTTAAAGAGGCACTGGCTTCTTAGAACTTCAAATATCCCACGTCGCTTTCTTGGACTTGAGCCAAGTGATATCAGCGACAGGGCTGGGAGTTTTCCAGAAGAGGTAACTACTTGGATTGATGACGCCGTTAATGGTCACGTGATCAAACAGATTGGCAACATTGGAGTCAATGGTGTTGGTCTCTTATTTGATGGCGGTCCAGGAATTGGCAAGACAACTCACGCTGTAGTTGCTGCTATGGAATTTATCCGCCGTCTTCCTGACGAGGATAACCAAGCCGCAAAAGTTCTTGCTATGAACCCAACTGATTATGGGCTAAAGGCAGCCCCCGTTTACTACATGACTTATCCAGAATTTTTGTCTAGAAAAAAGTCGACCTTCGACGCTGACCCCGAAGACAAACGTAATATGGTTTATGAGTTAGATGGACTTCACGGGCGGTCGAAGTTCGACTGGCTTAATGTTCGC